AGACCATCTGCATTAGATAGAATTAACGTAAGAAGATTGTTGATTACAGTTAAAAAGTATATCGCATCTACTTCGAGATATTTGGTATTTGAACAAAATAGTACAGAAACTAGAAACAGATTCTTAAACACAGTAAATCCATATTTAGAGGGTATCCAACAAAGACAAGGTTTATATTCGTTTAGAGTTGTAATGGATGATTCAAATAATACACCTGACGTAATTGATAGAAACATATTACAAGGAGCAATTTTCTTACAACCTACTAAAACTGCTGAATTTATCCAAATTGACTTCAACATTTTACCAACTGGTGCAACTTTTGGAGCATAATAAATTTAAAAAACATATATTTATATAAAAGATATAAGGAGAATATAAAAAATGGCAGACGTATTAGGGTATGATAAGATTTTTTATCAAAATTTTGAACCCAAATTAGCTAATAGATTTGTAATGGAAATCGGTGGTATCCCATCGTTTATGATAAAAGCGGCTAACAGACCAAAATATACAAGTGAAACAGTAATATTGGACCACATCAACGTAAAACGTAAGATTAAAGGAAAATCTGATTGGTCTGATTTAACAATCACTTTGTATGACCCAATTGTTCCATCTGGAGCACAGGCGGTAATGGAATGGATTAGAACTTCACATGAATCTATTACAGGTCGTGATGGTTATGCAGATTTCTACAAAAAAGATATTAGCATTTACGCATTAGGACCAGTTGGCGATAAAGTAGAAGAGTGGAAATTGATAGGAGCATTTATTTCAGCAGCCGAATTTGGTGATATGGATTGGAGTTCAAATGACCCTGTAAATATTACAGTAACTCTTTCAATGGATTATTGTGTATTAGAATACTAATATTAACAAAATTAAAAATTTAAGAAAAGTGTGTAATTTTTTACACACTTTTTTTGTTTTGGTATATTTATATATACAAAAATAATGTTATGGAATTAGGACAATTTGCAATAATCAAATCTCTATTAACTGAAATTAGAGATTTACTCAAAGAGCAACAACCTGCTCAAACTAAAGGATTACTTTTGGATAGTGTGCAAAAGTTTTCATCACATATAGATGAAAATAAATGTTCTTGTGGTAATCTACCAAATGAACTATGTACAAGACCAGATTGTATTAGACAAATAGGAATAAAAAACAATTTATTATAAGTTATATGGAAGAGAATTTAAGTATTTCACGTGGTACGCAACCAATTCAGGCGAAACCACAAACGGAACAAACACCACAACCAACACCAGTAAAAACATTTGATTTTCCAACTCAAATAATTTCATTACCATCGGAAGGAAAGTGCTATCCTGCATCAAATCCGTTAAGTAAGGGAACTTTGGAAATTAAATATATGACTGCAAAAGAAGAAGATATACTTTCTTCACAAAATTTAATCCGTAAAGGTATTGTATTAGATAAATTATTTGAATCGGTAATTGTTCAACCGGATGTGAATTGTGATGATATTGTAATTGGTGATAAGAATGCAGTATTTCTTGCAACTCGTGTGTTGGGTTATGGGCCTGATTATGAAGTAGAAGTTACTGACCCATTTAGTGGTGAAAGACAAAAAGTAACAATAGACCTTTCGGAAATACAAACAAAAGATATTGATTTCAGTATATTAAATGCAGAAAATCGTTATGAGTTTGAATTACCAACATCTAAAAAGAAAATAACATTTAAGTTATTAACTCACAAAGATGAAAAGGATATAAACGCTGAAATCCAAGCATTAGAAAGATTATCTAAAAACAAAGATAATACTTCAGATGTATCTACTCGTTTAAAATATATGATTACATCGGTGGATGGTGATACTGATAAGGGAAATATCAATAAGTTTGCTAAAAATATGTTAGCAAGAGATACAAGAGTAATTAGAGATTATATTAAATTAATCTCACCTGATTTGAACCTTAAATACGATTTCACATCTGAAATCACAGGCGAAACGGAGGCGCTAGACATCCCATTTGGGATTAGCTTTTTTTACCCTACCAATTGATTATAGTTTAAAACTTCACGAAGAGATATTCTTTTTGATATTGGGTGGAGGAGGTGGTTTTACATTTGCGGATGTATATAATTTACCACTACATATACGCAGATTATATGTGAATCAATTGATTAAAGTTAAAAAAGAAGAAAAGGAACAAATTGAAAAAGCAAACAGAGTTAGGAGATAATAAATCCTAACTTTTTTTGTTTATGGATATTTATATAAGATAAATCACATCATTATGAAACTAAAAGAAAATAAAGCCGTATTATCAGAAAGTCTATTAAATAAAATTGTTGATAATTTCTTCAAAGCATTACAAAAAGGTGTATCGGATAACTATATAGCAGCAGCTGATAAAGCTGGTATGCACCCAACTGCAATAAAAGCAATGAAAAATATTGAAGACCAATATGGCGATTTATTGAAGCAAATTAGACAAAGTAATAACTAATAGTAATGGCTGATAATACGCAAGAACAATCAAATGCTCGTTCACTAAACGACCTTAATAAGTCTAACCTAGCCCTTCAAAAAGAAATTAATGCGGCAAAGGAGAGACAACTTGCTCTAATTAAAAAAGAAAATGAATTAAAAAAAACAAGTGGAAAATTAGACGAAAAAGAAGCAAAGGAGTTAAAAGAAATAACCACAAATCTTGTAGTTTTAAATAAACAACGTGCACTCGGATTAACTCTTGCAAAAGAACAAAGAGATGAACTAAAAATACAAATGACCCAATATTCAAATATTGAGTCATCAATTGGTTCAATAAGTTCGGCAATGGGTGGTTTGCAAACTGATTTAAGAAATGCAACAAAATTAGGTATTGATTTTGGAACTTCAATTGCAAATAGTACAGAGGCACAAAGCGATAAGTATAAATCGGCAAATTCAGCAGCTGCCAATGCTATTAGTGCAATTACATCTTTAGCTCAATTAAATAAAGAAGATGCAGCGCAGATAGCAGAATATACGCAAGAATATCAAAACCAATATACAATAATGTTGCAACAATTGAAAGAGTTGCAGGATATGAAAGACGATGGCAGAACAAAGCAAGGTAAAGCAGCCAAAGAAGCACAGGCACAATTGATTGCTCAAATGAAATCATTGGATGAAGCGTATATAAAAGCATCTAAATTTGCTAATATGCAAAAAGATGTAAAAGAGTTATATGAGGAAATGAATGAGGAGTTAGGAGCTGGTAATAAATTTTTCCAAAAATTAATTAATTATGGAAAAGTATTTTTTAGTAGTTGGACTGGTGCAATGACAGTAATTGGATTTGCAGCAGGATATGTGGCAGATGAGTTTGGTAAAATAAATGCTCAAATAGGTGGTGGTTTTGCTCAATTGGTTGGTTTTAAATCACAACTTACAGCAATATCTTTAATATTGGGTGAAGAAGCAGTTGGAGCAGTAACTGAATTTGGTGCTAGAATTGGTAATGTAAATAAAATATCAAATGAATTGGCATTTGATTTGGGATTACTACCAGCCCGTTTGGGTGTTAGTGGACAAGAAGCTGGTGTTTTAGTAAATGAATTTGGTAATTTATCAAATTTATCAAATGAAGTAGCTTTAAATTCATTAGAAGCAGCATCTCAATTAGCAGCTGCTAATGGTGCAATACCATCGCAGGTATTTAAAGATTTGGCTCAAAACACAGAGTTGTTTGCCGTATATTCAAAAAATGGTGGTAAAAATCTACAAGATGCAGCTATAAATGCGGCAAGGTTAGGAGTTGATTTATCAACTGCTGGTAAGATTTCAGATAATTTATTAGATTATCAAACATCGGTTGCTAATGAAATGGAAGCATCTGTAATACTTGGCAGAAATTTAAATTTACAAAGAGCAAGAGAGTTAGCTTATGCTGGTGATATAAATGGTGCAATGAACGAAACGTTAAAAGCAGCTGGTGGTATTGCAGCATATGATAAAATGTCTCCAATTGAAAAAAGAGCATTAGCAGCTGCAATTGGTGTATCAAACCAAGAGTTACTACAAATGATTGCTAATGAAAAAGAAGCACTAAAACCAGTTGGAGCAATGACGGCATCATTTAATACAATGAGTGCAATGGTTGACCAAATTGGAACAACCGGTTTTGGAAAATGGCTTGGTATATTACCAGGTGTATTTAGCTTATTAGGAAATATAGGATTTGCTTTCAATACATTTGGAACTAGTTTACCACAAATATGGACAGGACTTAAAAAATGGGTTTCTGGATTATTTGCAGTAAAAGCTGCACAAGATTCCGTTAATGCATCAAGTGCAGGTTCTTCTTTAGCAGGTGGCGCGGGCTCTTTAACAAAAGCTAGAGATTCAGCAGGACGTTTTACATCAAATAAATCAATTGCACCAAAAATGGATACAAGCGGTGTTGATAAAACAAGTAAATCAGTTGGTGGTGCAGGTAATAATGCTAGTGCAATGCTTAAAGGTGCAGCTGCATTATTAATAGCAGCAGCTGCTATATATGTATTGGGATTAGCGTTACAACAATTTACAAAGATTGGTGCTAATGAAATTATATCATTGGCAGGTGCATTGGTTGTAGTTGGTTTGGCATTAGCAGCATTCGGCGCATTTGCTGCACCAATTATGTTAGGAGCAGTTGCATTAGGTTTTGCATCAATTGCGTTGGGTATGTTTGGCGCGGCATTGATGGTAGTTGGTAATGGTTTATCGAGTATTAGTAGCCCATTTGGAATGATTACTGAAAATTTATCAGTATTATCTTCATTAAACATTACACCAATATACGGAATGGCAACTGCATTAACTGCATTGGCTACATCATTAGGATTAGTAGCGGCAAGTGGTGGTTTAGCATTGCCTATTTTAAGTGGATTAAATGAATTAGGTATAGCGGGTGTACCGGTAGGTGGAACTGCAACCACTACAACTCAAACAACTACGGGTGGTAGTACCAATGTAGCTGGATTAATTGAAGAAGTTAAAAAATTAACAAATGCTATAATGGGTGAAGAGTTAGTGGTGAATATAGATGGTAGAGAAATTGCAAGAGGAATGCGTAAATTTTTGAAAAATAGTTAAAAGATGGCAAAGCAATTAAAAGATTTATTGGGAGAATTTCAATTTAATAATTCTAACTTTGACCCAAATAAAGTTAAAGCTGATATGCTATCTTCCAAAGAAGTAGGACCAACAACTGGTAATATAAACATCCCCGCTATTGGTTTAAACGTTGAAGGTGTAAAATTACCATATGATAGGCAATATCAAAAATTAGCAGAAAACGTTATTGAAATATATGGTGTAGATTCTGCTAGAATTTTAACTCGTGGTGCAGTAGAACCAATGCAATTGGCAAAACGTGGAGTAGATAGACTTTCAAGAGGTTTATTGGCTGGTACATTTGGTAATAATACTTTGGTTGGTGGTTTTGTAAGAAACGCTTTAAATTCATTTACAAATCCACAATTTCCAAGTGATGAGGTAAATGATTTACCTTTCCTAGGTCTATCTACAAAAAATGGTTTATATACTAGTTTATATAATGGTGGCGTAAATAACAACAAAAATGCAATAGGAAATCTATTAACATCATTTGCAACACCAAAACAAATTTCACAAAATATAGGTTCACCTGGTCAGGGTGGTAGAGTTAGGATAGGTGGCGCGGCGATTGATTTGGCATTAAATGTTGGATTTTCTGCTTTACAGGGTATTGGTAAAAAATTTGGATTAAGTTCTAAAAGAGGTGGTGGGAATGGTTCTTTACGTGAAATAAAAAATCCATTAAATAGTAAAGATAATGATTTACCAATATATCCATCCGATTACGCAACAAAAAGTTTTGGAAAAAGTAATGGAACATTAACGGGTATTGCAACTGGTGAAGACCAATTGATGCGAGAAGGAGAGCGTTTTTATACAAAATATGAAGGTATAAATGCAGAAAAACAACTTAATACAATCAGATTAGATGGTAAAAAATATACATCATTAAAACCTGCTTTATCAAACTTTATAGGTTCATCCGGATTTAAAGGGTATATTACATACGATGAAGGAGCCAAAGATAACATACAAGGAATTAAATATAAATTTATTGATGTTGAAGGTTTAACAAAAGAAGATTTAAAAGAAGTTTCATTTTCAAAAAATGTTTATAAAGAACAGGGAAAAGGTGAAAGTACTTTATATAATGGCAAAAATGCAATTAATACAAAATTATTCGTAGGTGTAAAACGTCAAAAATCTGGAGCTAATATAACTCCAAGCGGTGCTACACCCGGTGGTGATTTGGAAGAAGTGGATGTACTAAATTCAAAAAGACACACATCATTATCATCTTTGACACTTGATGGAAATACAAAAAAAAATTCAGATTTAATATCAATATATTTAAAAGATGTTAATAGTAAAGACTATATAATGTTAATGTCAAATCTAACTGGTTTAACTGATACACCCACACCAACTTGGGGAGATGTTAAACCGATTGGTTCTCCAAACAAATTTTATTTTTATGAATCATTTGAAAGGGAAATATCATTTAAAGGTCAATTGTATGCAAAAAATGAAAAACAATTAGTTCAACTTTGGCAAAAAGTAGAATTTTTACAAAATCTTACATTGGCTAGTTGGGGAGGTACTAATGGTATTCAGGGGAAAATATGTGAATTAAAAATAGGAAACTTTGTTGATTCATCCTATGGATTTTTAACAAATTGTACAATAACAATACCTGATAATTCACCTTGGGAAATACAAGAAAATTCACAAGTCCCATTTATATGTGAATTTGATATTACATATAAAGTTATACCAAGTGCTATGAGTGGGTTTAATGAAATGTTTAAATCAAATGAACCAATTTATGACTATAATCAACCATCATTACCAGGATTAAATTTTGGCAAAAAATTACAACCTGGAAATACGGATATTAAAAAGTTACAAGGACTTGGACCATTTTTTGGAAAACAAGGTTCTGACGAAGCCGGTATGGAAGGAACTATAAACCAAAATTCATTTACCGGTGGTGAAACATCAACGAGCGAAGTACCAAATATATTAGACCCGGAAAAATGGCAAACCGAAGGTTCGGGTGAAGCACCAAATGGTAGTGGTATATTTAACACAATTGGCACAGATACTACGGACGAATTAATACCAACTTCTGAAAGAGGACGTGATTTAAATAGTAGTAATGAATTTAAAATAAATCCAACAAGTACACCAAAATCATCAACTGGAATGTTAGGTGGAGCACCACAATAATTAAACTAATATGGGAAGATACGATAAACTCAATATACAGAAAAAAGCAAATGGTTTAGTATTTCATTCAAATCTTATGCCGTATTTTAAAGCAGTTGATTCCGATGTGTTAATAATAACGGAAGAAGATGATAGATTAGATACGCTTGCATTTCAATTTTATAAAGATGCATCTTTATGGTGGGTTATTGCTGTATATAATAATATGACGGATGTTGATTTAAAATTGGAACCTGGATTACAATTAAGAATACCGAATAATCCATCCAATGTTACAAATAAAATATAAATAGTTATGAATCATTTTCCATTATTTGAACCTTTACCATCCTCTAAAACGGCTGCAATATCAGGTACATCTGCTTATTTTAAGCAAACGTTCTCTGGTGCAATGCCGTTTGTTAGGTTTATATCTTATCAAAAGGGTTCATTTGTTATAGGAAACGATTCAGATTATACATCATTTGTACCAGGACAAATGGGTTGGAGATTTCCACCAATGGTGGTTGGGCTTGAAGTAAAACCCGGTGGTAGTATGGGTGTATTGCGTGAGGGGCATATAACTATTAAATTCCCATCAATGGGAGCTATGGAATATCATAGCGAATTTTTTCGAATTGGTACTCCAAAGGCAATTAGATGGGGCTGGACAAAGAAAAGAAGTAGTGGTGCAGATTATTCAGTACCACAGGGATTAGATGCTCCAACCGCTAAAACATTGGTAGATAATATAGATACGTGGGAAAAATTTTGTGGAGATGGTACGGAAGATGTAATGGTAGGACCACTTATTGATTTTAGTTATACCATAAATAATGATGCAAGTGTCGATGCTACATTTGTAGTTGGTACAAAAAATGAAATACCTGCTTATTTGGGTACTAATAGACAGGATAAAAAAAATACTAACTCATCAACCAAAGATTCGGTAGCAGACAATCGTTTGGCACGTGTATTAGAATTAGAAAATGGTCAATTTTTAGGATTAAAAAATGATATAGCAAAAAAGCATACTATAAATTATAATTTTTCAAATCAAGGATTCTTTTCTGCATTATTATCTAGAATTGGTACTCTTTTTAATCCAGTAATAGAATATGACCACGATGCATATAGTGATGATGTGTTTATTAGTATGGAATTTTTAGTAGATTATACTATAAACAAAGGAAAAGGAAAGCAACAAAATGATTATAAGTTAGATATATCAAATGCAGTAGCAGCTGCCCATCCAAATATAATAAGTAATTCTGAAAATGTTATTTTTCCAAACGCAACAATGGCAAATCCAATAGTTGCACAGAATGTTGATGGCGCTACTTTGGTTTTGGATACTAAAAATACTCAAAATTTAAAATTACAATCTGGTAAAGAATTTCCAGAACAAATTGCAAGTAAAGGTATTTTAAAAATTTACAATGGAGATAGAAATAATTATGAAAAAGGAAAATGGGGGTATATAAAAAATATATTTTTAAAGGTTGATTTTGTATTAGATGTTGCAAAAAGTATGGGTGAAAATGGTAAAATGGGTGATTTTATACAAAAATTATGCGATGAAATAAATGTTGCAGGAGCCGGATTAATGGAACTAGCACCACAAGTTCAATCGGATAGTAATGGTACTATGATTTATACAATTGTTGATTATGCATTAATACCATCGGTGGTAGCTATGCCATCAACTATACATTTATTTAACGATAATACTACCATAACAAACATAAATTTTTCAGCAGATTTACCAAAGGAAATTATTGCAATGGCTATGCTTGGTAATCAAAAATCAAAAGAAATTGGAAAAAATTTATTTTTTAAATTTCAACAAGACCCAACGGATATATTAAATTTAAAATCATATATACCTGATGCATCATTTGCAAACACAGGTGGATTTATTCCTGGAACTGGATTTGGTAATATTCCTGGTATAAATGTAAATGTCCCTACACAATTTCCAATGTCGGATGGAACTACTCCAAGAACACCAGCAGCTGCGGCTGGAGGCGCTGCAGCCGGAGGAACACCTCCTGCGGGAAACATTATTACTGGATTTAATACAGCAGGACCAATTACACCCACAAATACTTTAATTGATGATAATTGTATTGTAATTCATTCAGATGATGATATAATGACAAACGGGTCACCAACAAAAGATGTTAGTGCTATATTAAAAGATACCGCATTGTGTAAAAATTTATACTTTGGCAATAGTGGATTAAATAAAAATAACCCATTATTACCAATTGAATTGGAATTAACAGTATTAGGTATATCCGGAATTACTGTTGGAAAAGTTGTAAATATAGATAGAGTACCATTTGATAAAAGTGGAGTATTTCAAGTAACGGAAGTAACACATAAAGTTTCTGATACTTGGGAAACAACGATTAAATTCAGATATAGACCTACTAACGTTTAATACTATGACTAATATAGATATATATAAATCTTTACAGAGTAATGTGAAATTAGTTGAAACTGGTTTTCCAACATTTGAAGCTCAACCAAATGAGCAAGATTATAACATTGGTTTTATTTATCGGTATTTTGTAAGAAAAAGAAACGAACCATTTGGTGTTATTTCTGAAATAAACAAAGAATTATACGATAAATTTACAAGTAGTCCTTTTTATTTACAATTAAAAATGCGTTGGAAAATAACTGGTACAAACAAATTTGAAGTAGAACAACTAAATCAGCGTTCAATCAACTACGCACAAGAAACTATGGGTAACATAGATACTTATGTAAAAAATCTTACAAAATTTTATAGAGGATAATTTGGATATACCAAATCTTTTTGTTATATTTGTAAGATGGTTATATACATAGAGGATTCTAAATCGTTTAATGATTTCTTATTGGAGTTTAATACTCGTCCAAGTAGAATATACATTCAACTTTCGGATGTGGACAAGCATGCTCTAAACAATCGTATATCATTTATTGTAGTTTGCTGTATGCAAAAATTCTATGTAATCAATCTAAACCACACCGATGGTTTGAGTTTAAGAGAAGATGCGTTAAAACTATTAGAAGAATCGCCACGAAGTAAAGCACTAATAAATGGTAAGAGTGTGGGACATTTGATTGGATTAAAACAATCGGTTGACATAGATTTATACAGATTCATTACAGATGTAAAAAACGAAGAAGAACCATTTAGAGAAATACAATCATTCTACAAACGAAGTACACCACTACAATATCAAAACAACTTAAACGATAGTATTCCATTATCAAAGCAAGTTGGTATAATAAAAAACATATTACAATATGAATTAGAAGATGGAGTTGGTGAATCTGTATTTAATTTTGTAAAAGATGCAACCAAAGTATTCCAATGGATAGAAAAATCAGGCATATTTGTAGATGAAAAATTAAGAGATTTACTACCACAAAAACATATCAATAAAGATGGGTTAGTATTCACCGAATACAACCTCCATACTTCCACACTACGTCCATCAAATAGACATGGTGGGATAAACTACTCGGCTATACCAAAAAAGAGTGATATGCGTAAAGCATTCGTTAGTAGATTCAAAGATGGTAAGTTAGTGAGTATAGATTATTCGGCATATCACCCACATTTACTTATTGATTTAATAAAAACACAAATTGGAACTAAAGAATGGATGAGTAAATTCAATTCTCAATTAGATTTTTATGATTGGGTTGCTGCTATATGTGGTGTAGCTGATTTGGATGGTGCAAGAGATGGGGCTAAACAATTAGTATTCCAATCCATATATGGTGGTGTAAGTTCTGAAATGCAAGAGTTACCATTTTTTAATGAGGTAAATTTATTAGCATTAAAATACAAAGCAGATTTAGATAGATATGGGTTCGTAATGACTCCGCACTATAACATACAAATCAAAAAGGAAAAGTTTGGTGAAGATAATCCACCACCGGCAAAAGTATTAAACTATGTAATTCAAGCATATGAAACGGAACGAAACATTCAAATCCTAAAACAAATAAAAGAAAAGTATAAAGGATTGGGAAAACTGATAATGTATAACTATGATGCATTTGTTTTTGATGTTCCTAATTACGAAATTACATATTTATATGAAC